TCCACTCTGACTGTAGATCAAGGAACAATTCTTACAGGAATTGTAACCAGTTCTGCTGGTGTTGAAGCAATCAACATTAATGTCTCTGGTATTCTCACCACTAACAACTTCAGAGTTACTGGAGTTTCTACAGTCGCAGACATTACAATTGGCGCTGGTTCTTCATCAACAAAAATAAATACTAACAGTGGAGAACTTGTTCTCGATTCTGCTGCTGGTCAGGTAACTGTCCAAGACAATCTGAGCATAATCGGTTACGGTACATTCCGTGACGGTCTATATTACAGATCAGATCAAGGTGGATTAACTGGTATTGGATATAGCGGACCTAACGGTGTCGCATTCTTTGAAGCAGATGGAAGATTGGTTAGCGGTCTTAGTACTGTAGGGTTCTTGACAACCTCCAATTACATGCTAACCACGGATGAAAACAACATTCCAATTTGGTCCAATAGCATTGATGGAGGTACATTCTGATGGCAAAACCAACTACTAGACAGGAACTCAAGGATTATGCTCTTAGACAACTTGGGTATCCTGTCTTAGAAATAAATGTAGCTGATGAGCAGGTAGATGATAATTTAGATGACGCTCTTCAATTATTTCAAGAGCGTCATTTTGATGGCGTAGAAAGAGTTTATCTCAAGTATAAGGTCACAGCAGATGACATCAAAAGAGGCCGAGCAAGGGGTGCTAGCGAATCTCTTGGTATCACTACTTCTACTACAACATCTGGAGACTTTGAGGAGAATACAAATTATCTGACTGTCCCAGATTCAGTTATTGGAATTGAGAAAGTACTTTTGTTTGATTCTAGCTTCATCTCCAACAACATGTTTAGTTTCAAATATCAGTTGTTTTTAAATGATGTAGCTTTCAATCTTGGATATAGTGGTCTTCTCAGTTATGCGATGACTAAAACATATCTTGAAGATATTGATTTCTTAATGACAACAAATAAACAGATTAGATATAATAAGAGAAATAATCGTTTGTATCTCGATGTCGATTGGGGATCTGTAACGGAAGGAACATACATAATTATTGATTGCCAAAGAATTATGGATCCTGCAAATTATGCAGGTGTTTATAATGATTCTTTCCTTAAAAAGTATTTTACATCTCTTGTTAAAAAACAGTGGGGTCAAAACCTCATCAAGTTTCAAGGAGTTAAACTTCCAGGAGGCACTGAACTGAATGGCAGACAAATTTATGAGGATGGTGTAATGGAATTACAACGCATCGAAGATAGGATGCTCTCCACATATGAAGTCCCACCTCTTGATCTTATTGGATAATGGCGTTAAATCCCTTCTTTCTTCAAGGATCTCCTAACGAGCAAAATCTCATTCAGGAGTTAATAGACGAACATCTAAAAATGTTTGGACTTGATTGTTATTATATTCCTAGAAAAATGATTGTCACTGACGATGTGCTTGGAGAAGTACAATCGTCAAAGTTTAATGATGCATATATTTTAGAAGCTTACCTCAATAACTATGAGGGATATGCTAAGGGCAGTGATATCATGACAAAATTTGGTATCAATCTGCAGAATGAAATTACGCTAACGATTTCTAGGGAGAGGTATGAAGATTTTATTGCTCCCTTTGTAGTAACCCACAACGCAAAAAACGCTGGTAGTGATATTGTTTTTGGAGAAAGACCTAAAGAAGGAGATTTAATATTTTTTCCATTAGGTGAAAGGTTATTTGAAATTAAGCATGTAGAGTTTGAGAATCCATTTTATCAGTTAGGTAAAAATTATATTTACGAACTTCAATGCGAACTTTATCGCTACGAAGATGATTATGTCGATACTGGAGTTATTAGTGTTGATGAAAGAGTGATGCAAGAAGGAGAAACAACAACAGTTATTCTTGCAGGTATTGGATCCACAGCTAGTGCTACCGTTGACTCATTTGCCAGCCAAGGTGCATTACAACAAATTTTCTTAAATGATGATGGATATGGTTATACTTCCACACCCACTGTTAGTATCGAGCCCTCTCCTGCTGGTGTTACTTCCTCTAGGGCAGGTGCATTCGCATTTACCACAGAAAGATCAGGTTTGTATTCTGTTGATCAAGTAGTCCTACAAAACCCTGGATTTGCATATACAGAGGCACCAGCATTTACATTTGGTGGTCCTGGTGTAGGTGCAGCTGCAACAGCATCTCTTACAAACAGTGGTATCACATCAATTAGAATTACAGATCTTGGTACAAATTATGTAACTGCTCCAATTATTACAATTCAACACCCCTCTGATGTTGGCATTGGTACATCAGGTGCTACAGTCGGTGTAAAAGCAGGTCAAGTACAAGCAACTGCAATTTCTTTTCTTGATGGAGATAGTATTAGTAGAATATTCTTGACTAACGCTGGTTCTGGTTATGAGGAAGCACCTATTGTTACAATCGGAGACCCACTTTCTCTTGGAATTGGTACATTCTTCTTCAACGAAAGAGTGGTTGGATCCCTGTCTGGGACTGAAGGATATGTGAGAGAATTTAATGAGAATGATAGAAAGTTAGAAATCTCAATAAATAATGGCATATTCTATCCTGGTGAATTCATTACAGGAACAGCATCTTCAGCCAGGTATCAAGTTCTAAGTCATAGTGGAATTGACACGACAACCAAATCCACTTTCAATGATGAGTTTGAAGTTGAGGCAGAAGGTATCCTAGATTTCACTGAAATTAATCCGTTTGGTACTTTCTGATGTTAGGCACTTATTTTTATCACGAGATCCTTCGCAAAACGGTGATTTCGTTTGGAACTCTATTCAATGAAGTACATATCCAAAAAGAAGATAAGAGTGGGAAAACTATTAGTGATATTAAAGTTCCATTAGCATATGGACCTAGGTCTAAATTTCTAGCAAAAATAGAACAGCAGCAAGAGTTAGCAAAGGCTACTGCTATCACTCTTCCAAGAATGTCTTTTGAGATGACTAGTCTAGCTTATGATCCGACAAGAAAAACTTCAGTAACAAAAACATTTAAAGCAGTTGACGATAAAGATAGGGTAAAGAAAGTATTTCTACCAGTTCCGTATAATGTTGGATTTGAACTTAATATTATGACAAAATTAAATGATGATGCTTTACAAATTGTAGAACAAATTTTACCATTCTTTCAACCATCATTTAATATTACGGTAGATTTAATAAATTCAATTGGAGAAAAAAGAGATATTCCAATTGTATTAGAAAATATTTCATTTTCAGACGAATATGAGGGAGATTTCTCTTCGCGAAGAGTCTTGACATATACTCTAAATTTTGTCGCTAAGACATATCTCTTCGGTCCTATTGCTGAGAGTACTGATGGACTGATTCGGAAGGTACAAGTTGATTACTATTCTGATACTAATAGACAAACGGCTAAGCGTGAAATGAGATATACTGTTGAACCAGATCCAATTACTGCAGAACCTGGAGATGATTTCGGGTTTAATGAAACTAGTACTTATTTTGATGACGGTAAAAATTATAGTCCCACCAGACAAGAGGATGTATAATGGATTTCAAAAAAATAGACGAATCTTTAAATACATCTAGTGAAACTATTGATGTTACTCCGATTAAAAAACCAAAACCGGAACATTTAACTCAGAATGATATTGATAAAGATTATAGTTATACCAGGGCTAATTTATATTCTTTGATTGAAAAGGGTCAGGAAGTATTGAATGGTGTGATGGAACTTGCTGAGGAAACACAATCTCCTAGAGCATATGAAGTTGCTGGTCAGTTACTCAAGAATGTTGCCGATAATACTGACAAATTAATGAAGCTGCAAAAAGATATTAAGGATGTCAAGGAAGAAGTAAAAGGTCCTTCAAGTGTAACAAACAACGCTATGTTTGTTGGTAGTACTGCAGAGTTACAAAAAATGCTGAAAGAAATGAATAAGAAAAAATGAACGGGTTAGATCCTGAAGAGTGGTACTGCAGTGTCAATATCGGGATCGATGAAATACGGTTCATGTATTCTCACTTACAGTATTCATTAAAGATGTGGCCTGGGTCTCCTGCAAGACCAGTAGAAGAGCAACAATTTCTTATGGATATGAAAGATAAGTATTTTGCTATGCTAATGGAATATAACTTTTCTGAAAAATAAATAGAAGAGCCATGCTTCCTTTCAATGCCAGAAGAAGTCAAAAAAGAAGAACCTAAAAAGAAAGGTCTCTTAGGTAAAATTAAAGAGGCAGCAGATGACAAAGAAGAACAGCTTGCTATTCTGTCTACTTTTGTTAGGCTCGGCATCCTTGTTTGGTCTGGCGGAATACTCACGCTGGCATACATCAAACTTCCACCAGCACTTGGAATTCCTGAACAAAAACTAGATCCCACTTTTATAGCCAGCGTCTTCACCGGAGTTTTAGCTACTTTTGGTGTTCAGGCAGCAAAGAAAGCAGGAGAAGGTGGTGGTAATGGTGGTGGTGGTATCACCAAAGAACAGATGGAAAGATTGATTGAGAAAGCAGCACAAACTGCACCCTCACAAACTATTCGTATTGAGCAGGCACCAATTCAGTTTACTACAAAAGATAGTGAACCACCTGTAAAACCAACTGTATAATCCTAGTACTAAATAAATAGTTAGATAAGGTTCTAAACTTTTAGGTATGGCACTATCATATTCAGATATTTCTAACTTCCTAGCAGAAGGGAGGAAAAAAAAGCCTCTCACTACAGGAGACTGTGATGCCCCTAAAGTTGACGATTCCTCTGTAAAAATTACAGAGGGAAGTTTTACTATTGGACCAGGGCACAAAGGTGCTATGAGAGGTAGTAAGATTTATAATAAAGGGAAAAGTACAACTAATCCTAATGAGAAGGATGCTTTCTTAAAGAAATCTGGAGCACAACTTCCTCCTCTAGCTCAAAAGAAACCATCCACACAAATGGCTGGATATCAACCGCAAGGTGAGTTGATTGAGGAGACAGATATGAGATTCTGTCCTAAGTGTGAGAAGATGGAAGTTAGAGAAGAGTGTGCTTATGGTCCTGATTATTGGGATGCATTTGCTATTAAGAATGTCTCTCAGAAGGTAAAAGAGAGTGTTGTTAATGAATTTGTTGGCGGCAAACCTGGAGACGGATATATTGGTCATCCTAATCTAGATATTAAAAATCCACTTGCTAAGAAACAAGTTAAGGGTCCCACTGGTAATCAAGGACTTGCTGGTAAACTTGGTGATAGAAAGATGAGGATTGATAGGATGACTAATCAAATGCTCAATCAATCTTTTGATCCTGAAGGTGAGACTATTGAAGAGAAGTCTGCTGCATGGCAACGCAGTGAAGGTAAGAATAAAAAAGGTGGTCTGAATGAAAAGGGCCGTAAGTCTTATGAGCGTGAGAATCCTGGCAGTGATCTCAAAGCACCTCAACCTGAAGGTGGTCCTAGAAAAAGATCCTTCTGTGCTCGTATGGGTGGTATGAAAGGTGCAATGAAAAAACCTAACGGTGAACCTACCCGTAAAGCTCTAGCATTAAGAAAGTGGAAGTGCTGATAAATATGTCATAATATATCTGTAGGATATCCTACAGGAGTGATGATGTCCGATTTAAGAGTAATTATGTCTGACAAGGAATTTTCAGATTTTAAACTAGAGCGTAAAGAATGTGAAAAGTGTGGAGCAACTTGGATAAATGGACAACATGTCTGGCGTGGCACTGGCGGTTCATCTGTTTCTAGTGAGCTTGACCTTGCTGGTCTTGTTTGCAACAAATTGGGCAATGAGCAGTGCATCAATCCTTTAAAAGGTAAGGAGGGTGGACAAACTTGGGAGTATCGGATGGGGTATATTGACGGTGCAATGAAAGAGAAAAAAGAGTCAATGGAAAAAATGAGAGACTTAGGAAATGATATGGGATTTGAGTTCTGAAACGCTGATATTTTTTGAAGGAAGGTATAAAAAGAGTACTAGATAGTATAGTTGCAAACACTCAATGAAGCTATTTTTTGCACTACTAGCTACACTCTTTTTTGCTGCGCCTGCATGGGCAGTAGATGTCTCAATGGGTCATGATGGCAACCTAGTATTTGAACCGAATGAGATTACAATCTCTGCAGGTGATACAGTTCATTTTGTCAATGAAGCACTACCTCCTCACAATATTATTGTAGAAGGTCGTGCAGATCTTTCCAGAGAAGCATTACTGTTTGCTCCTGGAGAAACACAGGATGTTGTATTTGCAGACAAAGGGGACTATAATTTCTTCTGTGGACCTCACCAGGGCGCAGGGATGACTGGCACAATTCATGTAAACTAAATGACTTATTCAATCAAAGTTAAACTTTCAGACGGCACAGAATCTTCTTTTGAATGTTCTCCTGATGATTATATTTTAGACGCTGCTGAGGAAGCAGGTGTTGATCTTCCTTACTCTTGTCGTGCTGGTGCCTGTTCTTCATGTGCGGGAAAAATTCTAGAAGGTACAGTCAATCAAGAAGAACAATCTTTTCTAGATGATGATCAAATGGAGGCAGGATTTGCACTTTTATGCGTGTCATATCCCACTTCTGATTGTGTAGTCAAAGCAGAGGCAGAGGAAGAAATTTATTAAAATAATCAGTGCCACACAGAATGACTGAAATTAAACCTCCTCACTATATTACTAAAAAACAATGCCAGGAGATGATTGACGATGCAATACGAAAGCATAATCGTAACGCTGGAATTATTAGTATGTGTGTTGGTTGGGTTGTTCTCGCACTTTTTGCTGAGGGTTTACTTCGACTCATTGGAGTAATCCCTCCGATATTACCTTGGTTAAAAATTACACTGTAAAATTATGAAAGTTGGAATGATTGGTCTAGGTCGTACTGGTGAAGGTATGGCCCGCCGTATGATCGAAAAGGGTATTGAAGTCTGGGGTTACAGTAGTACCAACTATGAGAATGCCTGTGGACAATATGAAGCAGGACATATCAGTGGGTGTGTAACTTCAATCGAGTATCTTGTTCAAGCAGTTAAATCTGATAGTAAGAAGTTTACTAGTGCTGGTAGGATTCCTGGTATTTTTCAGATGACATGTCCAGAACAAAAAGCAGAAGACACCCTAGATGAGTTGCTGCCATTACTTGAGGAGGGTGATATTGTTATTGATTACAGCACCAATGACATTTCAAAATGTCAGGAACTTCAAAAGTATTGTAGTAAGTTAGGTATCTCATACATCTTCTCTGGAGTATATGGAGCACCCCATGCTGTAAATGTATGTTCTAAAATTTTCCAATCGCTATCACCAGGTAATGCCACACGAGTTTGATCCATGCGAAGCACCTGTAGAAGGTGAAGTTGATAAGTGGGGGTTTACTATTAAACCCACTATTAGTGATGATGAATTAATTCTTATGTGTCTTAAGAATGCTCCTTGTGGTAGCGATAGAAAACAGACAATAAAGTTAATTAAAATCTACGAGGAAAAAATTTAATGACTTTAGCACATGTCCTACTTTTCGGATCACTACCATTCATATGTGCCACCGCATATTTCGGGTACAGAAAAGGTGAAAATAACTATTATGAAACCGACGCCTACTCAGGAAATGGAACAGCGCATTAGAATGCGGTATGCGTTTGCCATGTCTTCCTTTGGTAGAATGTTTCGTCCAGATCACATTACTTTGGAAATGAGATCATTATGTAATGAATGGTCTCAAATTGAAGATCAACCACCTCAAGGTGATTTGTATAAAGTTGATCGTTACTTTTTAGAACTTTGGAAGAAAAAAAATGAATTTACTACTGCGTCCACTAGACCACCCAAGTGATCCCGTATGGTCGGTAATTATTCTGACATTTCTTGCTGCAGCATTAGCACTAGGATATATTGCATACATATTAAATATAGCATCTAAGGAATAATGGCTGAAGATATCTATCTTGGTAATCCTAATCTAAAGAAAGCTAATACTCCTATTCAATTTACTCAGAAGCAAGTTCTTGAGTGGTTGAGATGCAAAGACGATCCAATATATTTTACTAAGAACTATGTAAAAATTGTTTCTCTTGATGAAGGTTTGGTGCCATTTAAAATGTGGCCCTTTCAAGAGAAACTAATTCAAAATTTTCACGAGAATAGATTTAATATCTGTAAGATGCCAAGACAGACTGGTAAGTCTACAACTTGCGTATCTTATCTTCTACATTACATTGTTTTTAACGATAGTGTCAATGTTGGCATTCTAGCAAACAAAGCAGCAACAGCAAGAGAACTTCTTAGTAGGTTACAAACTGCATACGAGAACTTGCCAAAGTGGATGCAACAGGGTATTCTATCCTGGAACAAAGGTAGTATGGAGCTAGAGAATGGCAGTAAGATATTGGCAGCATCTACATCTGCAAGTGCTGTCCGAGGTATGTCGTTTAACATCATCTTCCTCGATGAGTTTGCGTTCGTTCCAAACCATATTGCAGAGTCGTTCTTTGCCTCTGTTTATCCTACTATTACTTCTGGTAAAAGCACAAAGGTAATTATGGTTTCAACGCCTCACGGCATGAACCATTTCTATAGATATTGGCATAACGCACAACGAGGTAAAAACGAATATACTGCAACAGAAGTTCACTGGTCAGAAGTACCTGGTAGAGATTCTGCATGGAAAGCACAGACTATTGCTAATACTTCAGAGCAGCAATTTAAAGTTGAGTTTGAATGCGAATTCCTTGGATCTGTTGATACTCTCATTAGTGTTGCTAAGTTAAGAAATCTTGTTTTTGATGACCCAATACAGAACAATGGAAAGGGCCTCGTGGTATATGAAGAACCAAAGAAAGACCGTGACTATATCGTAACTGTTGACACTGCGCGTGGCATTGATCATGACTATTCTGCATTTGTAATTTTTGATATTTCAGAGTTCCCATATAAAACTGTAGCGAGATATAAGAACAATGAAATCAAACCTATGCTATTCCCAAATATTATTTTGGATATGGCAAAGGCGTATAACAATGCCTATGTATTGGTTGAGGTTAACGATATTGGAGAGCAGGTTGCGTCAATTTTACAATACGATCTAGAATATGAGAATATGCTGATGTGCTCTATGAGAGGTAGAGCAGGTCAGCAAGTAGGTACAGGTTTTAGTGGTAAGAAAACCCAGATGGGTGTCCGAATGACCGCTGCTGTAAAGAAGACTGGTTGCTCAAATCTAAAGGCATTGGTAGAGGAAGATAAACTAGTAACCAGTGATTATGATATTATTGCTGAACTGACAACATTTATTCAGAAGAAACAATCATGGGAGGCAGAGGATGGATGCCATGATGATTTAGCTATGTGTCTAGTTATCTTTGCATGGTTAGTTGCTCAAGATTATTTTAGAGAGATGACGGACAATGATGTTCGTAAAAGAATCTATGAAGATCAGAAAGATCAAATCGAACAAGACATGGCACCTTTTGGATTTATTAGCGACGGATTAGACGATGAAACATTTGTGGAAGGTGGTGATAGATGGACTGTAGATAAAGAAATGTCATCCACATATGGAGATATGTCATATATGTGGGATTACAATTAATGGAGTTAGATGACGAATTTGGGTTAAGTCACTTATATCTTATAGAAAGAAAATGTAGATCCTGTGGTAAGACAAAAGATTTGATGAATGATTTTTATCGTACTCATAAGGATAGAGGCGATTCACCATCAGCATATTCCTATGAATGTAAGATCTGCACTGGGAAAAGAGTTGTTATGAGTCGAAAGAAAAAGGATAAAAAAACCATGTGGTCATATCCAGATTGGTAGTGTTCATAAGCAGTTTCCCCACTCAAAAAGGTCCAAACTCTAAATATCTATAGACAAATATTGGATTCTATTGGGAGTTAAAGATGCCGCTTAACCTAGCATCTCCTGGAATTGTCGTAAGGGAAGTTGACCTGACCCAAGGTAGAGTAGATCCTACATCTACCAAGGCCGCAGGTCTCGTAGCTCCCTTTGCGAAAGGACCAGTCGAGAAACCCACACTTATTGAAACCGAAGCGGATCTCCTTGAGACATTCGGTTCGCCATATAAGGACAGCAACCACTACGAGTATTGGTTGACAGCTTCATCGTATCTCGCATATGGTGGCGTACTGAGAGTCGTTAGATCTAACGACACAGGACTCAAGAACTCTTTTGTTGGCGCTGCTAACAGTGTCACTATTAAGAGTGTAGACGATTATATTAACAAAGGATATTCTGAGGACAACATTAGTGGTGTCGTTCTTGCTGCTAGAAACCCTGGTTCCTGGGCAAATGGAATCAAGGTTGCCCTCCTAGACGGTCTTGCAGATCAGATTATTACAGGTGTTAATACCTCTGCTATTCTTGGATTTTCGTCTACTGCTAATGGTGGTCTTGCTGCTGTTGCCGGATACGAAAATGGTATTTCAGATATTGATCTGACTGTAGGTCTGGGTATCACTCAGGCAGTACCTTCTGGAACAGTTGTTGCTGGTGTTGGCGCTACTTCACTGCTTGATGGATACCTTAAGGGTGTAATCACAGAAGTTGGTTCTGATCAAGTTTCAGTTAAGCTTGTATCGCATGTCAGTTCTGCTGGGACAGAAACTTCTGTTGAGTATTCTCCTGGTGGAGTTTATGAATTCCAGAATAGTGGTTCATTCTCACTACATGTTCAGTCCACTGTAGGTTCTTCTAAACTTGGTTGGGTATCAGGAACAGTTTCTTACGGTTCTAGTTTTGCATCTAGTGATTTCTTCACGGCTCTGACTGGTGCAGGTATTACTAGTGGAGATGCTCGCTGGGTTGCAGCTGCTGCATATGATGGTAACATCGATTACACTGGTGCCACTGATTGGTTCGATAACCAGAGTATTACATTATCTAATGGAAGCACTATTGCCTGGAACTCCCTTGCAGATAGACCCGGTACTTCTTCATTCGCCGCGGCCAGAAGCGCCAAAAACGATGAAGTTCATGTTGCTTTAATTGACGACGCTGGTAAAATTACTGGCAATGCTGGCACACTTCTTGAGAAGTATATCTCAGCATCTAAAGCAAAAGATTCCGCATACTCTGCTGGTTCTTCTTCTTACTGGAGAAAACTTCTTGAAACTGCTAGTCAGTATGCATTTGGTGGTGGAGCTCCTGCAGGTGTTGTAACAACAGACCTGGATGCAGACTTTGATCCTAAGACTGATGTTGCATGGGATCAAGACACTGAGAATGTTTCTTTTGCTTCTATCGGAAACTATCAAGCAACATTTGAAAAGGGAATTAACTACAGCGGCGCAACTGGAATTTCAAGTGAAAATGCGCTTAAAGTAAGCGTAGGAGATCTTTCTGCTGGTTACGATCTTCTTTCTAATAAAGATGCCTTTGAGTTAGATTTCCTGATTATGGGATCTGCTGCTCACGGTAAAGAAGCTTCTCAAGCACTTGCAAACAAATTGATTGCAGTTGCAGAATTAAGAAAAGATTGTGTTGCATGCATATCTCCATACAGAGGTGCCTTCTTAGCAACATCTGGAGATGGTGAAGACTTAACACTCAAATCAGATACTGTTACTTCTGCAGTAACTGCATTCTACTCTTCAGTCACTTCATCTTCTTACGCTATCCTTGATAGCGGTTACAAGTACATGTACGATCGCTTCAGTAAAGCGTTCCGTTATGTTCCACTCAATGGTGACATCGCTGGCTTATGCGCTAGAAATGACATCAACAATTTCCCCTGGTTCTCTCCAGGTGGTACTACAAGAGGCGCAATCCTCAACGCTGTAAAACTTGCGTATAATCCTTCACAGGTAGAAAGAGACAAGTTATACTCCGCAAGAGTTAACCCAGTAATCTTCTCACCTGGAGCTGGTATTGTTTTATTCGGTGACAAGACTGCTCTAGGCAAGTCTTCCGCTTTCGATAGAATTAATGTTCGCCGTTTGTTCATCTTCCTAGAAAAAGCGATTTCAGCTGCTGCAAGAGATCAACTTTTTGAATTCAACGATGAAATTACAAGAATCAACTTCTTGAACATTGTCGAACCTTTCCTCAGAGATGTACAATCTAAGAGAGGAGTTACCGATTTTGTCGTAATTTGCGATGAGACAAACAACACCGCTGCGGTGATTGATAACAACGAATTCGTTGCTGACATCTTCATCAAACCTGCTAGGTCGATTAACTTCATCGGTCTGACATTCGTTGCTACACGCACGGGCGTCAGTTTTGAAGAAGTTATTGGTCGAGTTTGATCGCCTTACCATAAACTCAACGGAGAAACATTCCAATGGCTATCAACCAACAAAATCCCCCAAAGACCGCAGACAGGACAATTGACAAATTTAAGTCAAGACTGTCTGGCGGTATTGCAAGACCTAATCTTTTTGAAGTGGTCTTGGCTTTCCCTGATGGGGTAGTAGACTCTTCAGTAAATGATCTTGACGCTAAGGCAAGATTTCTAGTAAAAGCTGCTGCTCTTCCCGCATCAAACATTGCACCGATTAGTGTTCCTTTCAGAGGTCGCACTTTAAAAATTGCTGGTGACAGAACATTTGATGAGTGGACAATCACCGTTATCAATGATACTGACTTTGCTCTCCGCTCTTCTTTTGAGAGATGGATGAACTCCATGTCAAAAGTATCTGATAATTCTGGTACTACTAATCCAGAAGATTATACAAGAGACGCATATGTCAACCAACTTGGTAGATCTTCAGTAGCACCTAACTCTCAGGAATCTGATCAGAATTTACCTGTTCTCAGAACATATAAGTTCTACAGTGTATTCCCAACAAACATTTCTCAACTAGATCTGTCATACGATTCTTCAGATCAAACTGAGGAATTTACAGTTACTCTCCAAGTACAATGGTGGGAAGCTGCTGGAAACGGTGGAGATGTCGCTTGATAAATAGTCTTTGATATCAAAGACGAAATATTTAAAATGGCGAAACTCTTCGGATTTTCTATTGATGACAACGAAAAAACCCCCAAGGGTATAGTCAGTCCCATTCCCACCACAGGTGAGGGTGGGGCTGATTATTATATCCAAGGGGGTTTTTCTAGTCAAGTTGTAGATATTGAAGGTATCTACAAATCAGAACACGAACTAATTAGAAGATATAGAGAAATGTCACTCCACCCAGAGGTGGATAATGCTATTGAAGATGTTGTCAATGAAGCTATTGTTTCTGATCAAAATGATTCTCCTGTAGAGATTGATCTAGAGAATCTCCATGCTAGTGATGGTATTAAAAATATCATCCGTAAAGAATTTAAACATATCAAAGACTTGCTAGATTTTGATGTTAAGTCCCATGAAATTTTTAGAAATTGGTATGTTGATGGTAGACTATATTACAATAAAGTAATTGATCTTCAAAAACCTGAAGAAGGTATTCAAGAACTTAGGTATATTGATCCTCTCAAAATGCGCTATGTGCGTAAAGAAAAGAAAGGACCCAACGATAGAAATGATATTTTTACAAGTAGAGGTGAAAGAGAAGAGCAAAGAGTAGCTTTCCCTGAGATTGAAGAGTATTTCATGTATACTCCTAAACCTCAGTACCCAACAAATATTGCAGCTCCTGGTGGTAGTCTTGCAATGAAGGGAGTTAAAATTACAAAAGATGCAATTACATATTGCACTTCCGGTCTTGTAGATAGAAACAAAGGATCAGGACTTTCATATCTTCATAAAGCAATTAAATCTCTCAATCAACTCCGTATGATTGAAGATTCTCTTGTCATCTATAGGTTGTCACGCGCACCAGAGCGTCGTATTTTTTACATTGATGTTGGTAATCTTCCTAAGGTAAAGGCGGAGCAATATCTTCGTGAAGTTATGATGCGGTATCGTAATAAGTTGGTGTATGATTCTAACAGCGGTGAGATTCGTGACGACAAAAAAATGATGAGCATGCTAGAAGATTTCTGGCTTCCTAGAAGAGAGGGTGGTCGTGGTACAGAAATTACTACACTTCCTGGTGGTCAGAATCTAGGAGAACTTGCTGATATTGAATACTTCCAATCTAAACTTTACAGATCTTTAGGTGTACCTGAATCTAGAATTGCTGGTTCTGGTGATGGTTTTAATCTTGGTCGTTCTAGTGAGATCCTGAGAGACGAACTTAAATTTAGTAAGTTTGTTGGTCGTCTGCGGAAGCGTTTTAGTGCCATGTTCCTGGATATGCTGAAGACGCAGTTACTTCTTAAGAATGTTATTACTCCCTCAGATTGGGAAGTAATGTCTGAGCATATTCAGTTTGACTT